GAGTCAGAGAGACCTGATCGCTGGTCTGCTGGGACTCGGTGGGTGAGCCCGATTCGGCGACCCAGTAAGCGGTAGCAGAACCAGACTGACGGGGGATGTTGACGTTGCCAGTCAGGCCAGTCAGCACGGTTGCGCCAGCTTGATCCAGTGCAGAAGCGTTCCGCAGCAGATCAATGAAGTTGGCGGCATCCAGTTCAGTCTCAACGAGGTTGCCACCAGCAGTAGCAGTACCAACGTTCAGATCCCGCTTCATCACATCCACAGGGATGGTGATGCCACGAGAGGAGCGACCAAACTTAGCGGCTTGTGCTTCAGAGGCTTCAATCTCAAAAGCAGCAGCTTCGCGAGCGGTACGATCGCCAGGGTTTGCCAGATAGTTGATGGCACGCAGGAAGGAGAAGCTGCGAGCCTCTTTCTGGGTCAGGCCGATCTCATCGCTAGCCTGAGCAACAGGCTTCTCGACAACAGCTTTGCGCTCCAGGATTGCGGTGCGCAGCTCGTCGATTGAACGAGAGTTGATGAGGAATTCAGAGGCAAGATCCTCTGCGTTATGACGCTTGCCAAGGGCAAACATTTCAGCGGCTTCCTTGGCCTTGGCCTCAACGGCCTCAGCGCGGATAGCCTCCACGTTGGGGGTAGTTTCCATGACGGAAGGTTCAGGTGTACTTGGTGCGGCTGAGACCGCGACCGTCTCCTCACTAGATGCGAGGGAACGGCCAATTCCAGCGCCGACGTTGTCTGCAGGGATTGAAACCATGCTTACCTCGTAAGGCTGGAAAGAGGTGGCTCGGTACGTCACAGGTGTGGTCGACCGATCCTCCTCCATGTCGTTAATTCTGTAGCCAAAACTAACGTTGCGAACAATGCCATCCCTAATTAGGTCCTGCATCTCGCGACCAAGCTCGTTGTTAGCGAGCTTGACCTTTGCGTACGCTCTTTTGTCTTTGATGTACGCACGCTGGACAACACCAATGATTCGATCAGGGTCGTGATTGAAGAGCAGTGGTGCGCCGTCATTAAGACGGCTCATGTCCATCGCCTCAGAAGTCATGCTCAGAACTTCCATGCCATAGACACGGTTGACTGGCTCCTCTGAAGCGAAGGGGAACTCAAGGGTGCGATCTTCGTCTTCTTCTTTGAACTCTGTGTAGTGAGCACGCTTCAGCGATGCCTCGTCAAACATGCGGATCGCCGCAATCTTGGTGAGGGTGCTGAACTTATGGCCCACCTTGCGATCAGTTGCTTCGCCGTCGCGATACAGCGTGATCAGCGCAGCAGGATCGTCCTCAGTGCCAGTAATCGTGAAGCTGGAATCTGGAACATCTATCGTCCCATCGCGAACCACACGATCAATACGTCCACGAGCACGACCGCCAGAAGAATTCCAACTGACGAAATCACCAACCTTGAGATCTCCAGGTTCGGCTCTTTGTTCATCGGTCATGGATCGCTCTCGGGCTTTTTTTATTGAAACAGATTTTTCGCTGCTCCATGATTGACCAGCGTCACCACCCCATGCTGCCCATGCTACGCGTCCTTTGCTTGGGTAGCCATCTTCATCAGGACTAAATCCTTGGCCTTTTTTATCTACAAGGTGCCTTGCAAACCAAGCACTCATTTCAACAACTACATCTGGCGATAATTCATCACCAGACAAGATCTGCGTGGCGCGACGAGCAGCAACCTCAGTGCCGCCAGCCTCACCTTCAGACTTCCACTTGCGATAACGCTCAGCTTCAGTCTTCATCCCCTCCGTAGGGGTCAGATTGATTTCAGTTCCGTTGACATTAGCCATCGATCGCTTCCCCCTCTTCGTGCATGACAGGATGTGAGGTAGGTGGGGCGGGAGGATTCTGTGCTTGGCCCGCCTTAGTCACTTCGCTGGGATCAGTGTCAGTGACAATGCCAAGTTCATCCAGTGTGGCGAGTTCATGCTGCCTTTGACGCATCGTCTCCTCAAAATCACCGCCGTGTAGAGCGATGACTTGCGAGAGAGTCATGATGCCGCTGCGGACCAAAGACTTGTAAGCCTCTGCCTCTTTCTGCGGGTCAACAAACTGCGCGGCTGGTGCGACCCACTTGCTCTCGTAATAACGATCGGGGTCAATGTCAAAGCCAGGAGCACGAACCACTCCAGACATGACGGCCATCTCCATCCAGCGCTCGTAAATGGGCTGACAGAGGTTGTCGATCAAATACTGCTGCAGCGTCCGATAGTGAGCCCGAGTTTCAAGCAGCTCAAGTCGTGATGAGCTGTAGTTGCTCTGCGAAAAGTCCGAACTTACTTGTGTGTAGGAGCACCCGACACCTGCGGCGACTGCACGAAGCATTTGGGCCACAAAAGGCGTAAAAGCATCATCTGGCCTTGTAGGCGAGAAGAATTGCATCTCTTCACCTGGAGCAAGACGCCGAATACTGCCAGGAGCGAAGTCCAGCACAGATTGCTCAGCATATGTGCCATCTTCGAACAGCTCCTGATCGGGTGTTCGTACAAAGCCCATCATTGCGCTGCTTGCTCGTGCAGCAATGATTTCTGCCTCTTCAAACCCTTTCAGGTTGTTGAGACGCATGATTGCTGAGGCAAATGCAGTGATGCCACGGGTCTGACCAGGACGATCTACTGAGTAGAGATGAATGATCTCATCAGCAGGGACTCTTGTCCGACGCTTGACGTTCAGGTTGTTGTTGACGAACTGATAGTCGCCTGGGTGGTAGTTCAGGAAGTGATAGGCCACAGGACGTGACCACTCATCAACCTCAACACCCATCCGAACGCGATTACCGTTCTTCTCGATGCCCGTGTAATCGTCGTCGAGGAGATCTGCCTCGATGATTTCAAGGCCAAGAGGAACACGAGAATCGCCAAAGCTTTGATTGACAAGGCGAATGAACACTTCGCCACTCTCGATCATGCTGTTGATCGCGAGGCCCTGAATAGCGTTCCAGCTCAGCGTGCCGCCACAGTGACAGTTACTGGCTTTTGACCACCGCGCAAACTCAAACTCAATCAGGCCATTCAGACGCTCATCTAGGCGTCCTCCACGGATCATTCGGACTTGGGCTTGATGCTTGATCCCTTGACCAACAACGTTGTTTCGAACTGCGCGTAGAGCCGATTTGGCGAAATCAGAGTCACGAACAAGAGATCGCGCACGATTGCGCAGAACTCGGAGATTGTTCTTGACCTCTGCATCAGCACTTGTCCCAGATGACACCCAGTCAGATGTCAGGCGATTGATCGACGCACCAGCGTAATTGCGGCGCTGAGGCTTCTTCTTTCGGTTAAAGGGCCACATCAGATGAACCTCACGCGGGTAACGCCAGGATTGCCAAGGCCCTGCCGAACTTTCTCGGCACGACGTTCGCGATCCACTTCAGCCTTTAAGTTATCGCGAAGCTGCAAAAGCTCACCCATCTTGTAGCGCTTGAGATTACGGCCGCCGATGGTGTATTCCTGCACCATGCCACCGCTAGCAAGCGTGCGGATTGCAGTTTCTACCTTCTCAAGGTCGATCTCTGCACGAGAGCGATCATCAAATGCTCCTGGATCTCCTGAATACTCAGCAGTTGCTTTGACAGTGAATTGACCACGGCCTGCTGTGTATTGATCGTCTCCTTCAGTAGCAATTGCTTGCCAAGTCCACGTCCCTGCATCGAAACCAGCAGTAGTGCTGCTAGGAACAGTGACTCGCCAACCATCACCTTCAGCGCTTCCTGTAATCGTTGCGCCTTCGTTGGCAGTGTTCGTCCTCGCGTACCACTTCAGCGTGTAGGTGCCGCTGTCGATTTGCGTGCCTACTGAGTTAGTGATGGCAGGCACGTCGAAAATGACCGTGTCACCTGCGTAAACCAACTTGGGGACAAGAATGCTCACCAGTTAGTCACAAACGACGACGAAGGCCGACGGGACATACGTCGCCGTGTGGGCTGATAAGGCGATTCTACTCTTTTTTGTTCTTGAGGCTCGTCTTTGGGTTCTTGCGCTTTTGCAAACTGCTCAAAAATCGTGGAACGATTGAATCGCATGTATAGATAGTTGAGAGCGCAGTAGCTGTAACAAAAACAGTCAAGAGCTTCATTGCGATCACCTGGCTTCTTCTTCCATTCACGAATAGCAAAGCCTTTCACATATCGCACGACCTGACGTTCACTCGTCAGTTGCTTGAAGTATTCAGGCGATGCAGCAGCGTGAAAGTGAATGTAACCAGGCCCTTCTTCGTTCAGTTTTAGCCTTGCGAATAGGGTCGTTTTGATTGTGTCTACGCCTGCTGGAAAGACCTGTGCCGAGTTTTTCAGCACCTGCCCTTTGTAATTGATATCTACCTTGCTTGGCTTGCCAATAGCGGGCTTGTTGCGTTGTGACTGACCCTTGAGGGCAAACACACCACGCTTCGCACGCTCCCTGCAGTACGCATACACCTCTGATGTGAAGTGACCACCAGAGTCAACGCCTGTGGCACTTACCTTGAGCTGCGTCCCGTCCTCCTTTTTGTACGTCCTAAAAATCACGTCATCGACTTGGTCCCACAGCTTCTTACTGGCAGGATCACCAAATATCTCAAAGTGGTTGAGGAGCCAAGATTCCTCCCCTTCTCCCCACGCATACAGGCCAATAGCAACTCGATTGTCCTGCACGTCAACGCCACAAGTGACGATGCTTGCCTTTGCTGGAACCTCATCTGCTGGATAAAACTCCGCACGATCACGCAAGCCTTCTGCACCCATTTTTGCGCCTGTTTCCTCCTCCCATGTCTCCCCAAGGACGGTGTTCGTCCAAGTTTTTAACAAGGGCGGATCAGACTTAGCCCGCAAAAACTCCGTGACAATTTCTTCCCAACTCTTCCAACCCAGCGGTGAATAAAGTGAGGACAGGTGAAAGCCAACGGTGCGCGGATCTTCCGCCGTGGCCGTAGCCCGCCATTCCCCTCTACGGAGCATCTCACTCTTGTGATGCTCGGGAATGTGCGCTCCGCATGAATTACACGCATACGCTGCAGTGCGCGGATCACTGTCACGCCAACGGATGTTCTTCCACTCCAGCCATTGCATGTGACCACAATGAGGACAAGGAACGAAATACCGCATCTGATTACTCGCTAGGTATTCCGTCTCAATCCGACTCATATCTTTGACAGTCGGTGT